CGCCGGATTTTCGCGTGTGGGCTGTGCTCGGGGCCTTTGCTGGCTTGCGGCCGGAGGAAATCGCGCCGCCGACGAAGGCGGGGGCGAAGAAGCGGGACAAGCGGGGGCTGGCGTGCGAGGACATTGATTGGCGGTTCTCTGCGGTGATGGTGCCGGCGGAGGTCTCCAAGGTCGACACGCCGCGGCGGGTGCCGATGTCTGACGCGCTGCGGGCGGGCCTCGAGTGGGCCGGGATCCGTCCAGGGATGACGGGGCCGGTGTGCCTCAAGAATCCTGTCGAGGAGCGGGAGTTGTTCCGCCTGGGGAAATTGTTGTTTGGGGCGGCCGGTTGGCCAAAGAACGCGCTCCGGCATTCGTATGGGTCATACCGCAACGCGGTGATCCGGGACCTTCCAAGGCTGGCGGAGGAGATGGGGACCAGCGTGGGGATGCTCAACCACCGGTATCACAATCCCCAGCCGGAGGAGCTGGGGGAGGCGTGGTTCGGGCTGGATTTCGCCGCGGATGAGTTCCGCAAAAGTTCCGCAGAATTGGACTTGGAACAACGGTCGGGGGAGAATCCGGCGCGGGCGATTTGTTGAGAAATCAACAAAAGGCGGGGATGTGTCCGTTTAGCGGACTCGCTTCGTTAGGTTCGAACCCTACCTCAGGAGCTTCATTCTTCAAGGAATCCGGGCTTGGGTTCCGCAAGAGTTCCGCAGATTGGGAGGTGACTTTGGTTAATTGGTGGGAGGTCAGTCGCGGCGGCGGAATTTCCAGTGGCATGATTCGAGGCCGCAGCCGCCGGAGAGGTGCTTGATGTCCTTTTGGAGGGTATGGATGATGCCGCCTTGCTCGTCGATGCGTTCGCCGAGTTCCCGCTCCCGGCGCTGCATGCTGGACCAGATGACGCGGCCCATGGTGGCGATGGCACCGGCGAGGACGGTGATGACGGTGATGATGACGGAGCTAGGGACTTCCATGGGTGCGGGTGGGTTGTGGGTGGGCTAGCGGGTGGCTTGGAAATGCATGGCGTCGCGGGACCAGAATGCGCCGGCGGATAGCCAGCCGCGGCGGGCGAAGGCTTCCATGATGTCCAGGGGCATGGTGGCGGCGGTGGGCCAGTGGGCGTGGTTGCCGTTGTTGTCGGGCCAGAGGTCGATGGCGGCGCCGCGGGCGTGGAGGCTGGGGGTGGATCCGCCGCGCATGACGCGGTTGTTGTAGCATCCGGCGTAGTGGGCGAGGAATAGGGAGTGCGGGCCGGCGGCGATGTCCTCGAGGATGGCGCGGAGGGTGGTGGCTACCTTGGCGTTGCAGCGGATGGTTTTGCAGCGGATGCCGTCGTAGTAGACGGGGAGGTCGTGGACGGGGAGGTTGACGAGGCGCGATTCATCACCGGGGGCGCCGTAGAATGCGGTGAGGCTTGCTTGGTAGGTGGCTGGCCATGGGTTGTCCCGGGGCATGAGGGCGCGGAGGTGCGCTTGGCAGGCGGCGATGGACTTGGGTCCCCAGAATCCGTCCGGGGTGGTGCCGATGCGCTCTTGGAGGGCGGAGATTTGGGCGGGTGTCATCGGGCGCGGGGGCGTTCAAATCGTTCGAGGTTGCGCTGTGGGAGGCGCGGCATGATCTCGCCGAGCACTTGAGCGCCGGAGAAATAGAGGGCGGTAAGGAGCGGCATGAATTTCATGATAGGCGTCCTTTGAAGCGGCTGGCGCCACCGAGGCGGACGGCGCGGTAGATGGTGCGGCGGGTGAGCCAGCCGACGCCGGAGGCGGCCATGGCCTCGAGGAAGATCCAGTCGCACTCCTGGCGGGGGAAGATGCGGTTGTGCTCGGAGTAGAGGAAATCGTGGATAATGGCGGCGGAGAAGTAGGACCCGAATGGTCCGAGGAGGGACCAGAACAGGCGGGGGACGCTGGCGCCATCGGTGACAAATCCTTCCGGGACCCGAATGATGACGCTGCCGACATACTCGAAGGGGGCATCCAAGGCGAAGAGCCGGCTGCCGCCGCGCATTCCGGCGTCGGAGAACTTCAGCGGTAGAGGGAAGGCGGGGGTCATGGGTTTGCTTGCTAGGCTTGCATGTGGGCGAGGAGGTCGGCGGCCTGGCGGGTGGTGAGCGCAGGCGTTACATAGGCCGATGCGACTTCACCGGAGCAACTCCGGTCGCCTTCTTCGGCGGCGCGACCGATGCCAACCGCGCGCATTAGCATTTCCGGCCCGCAGGCGGCGGCGGATTGGGAGTTGGAAATCAGTGTCCCGTTTTGCCAGATGGAGATGACATCGTTGGCGAGATCGAGCTTGACCCGGATGACGCTCTCGGTCGTCAGGTTGGAAACCGTGACATCCCGCTGCACGCGCTGGCTGGTGCCGGACGAGGTGTTGGCGAAAATCCGCAGGGCGGTGTTGTTGCCGCTCAGCACAAATAGGCCAAACCCTGACCCGTCGACTGGTTCACCGATGCCGAGAAAGCATTCGGTTTTGGCGCGCGTCCCCAACTTGACCCGCGCGTGCAATTCCACCACCGACAGATAGCGCGGCGGCACGTTGTAGGTCGCGATCCGGTTTTTGTAAGCGGCTCCGAGATGATATCGCTCATCGTTTGCGATGTGGAGCAGGTTGGCGGACTCATCCCAATAAATGCCCTCCACGGCGAGTGAGCCGTGCAGCACGCACAAGCGCCGCCAAGCGGTGCCGCCAGAGTGGAGGAGCCAAACCTCGGCATCGCTGCCGTTGCTGCCAATCGTCGCGAGCAAATCACCGTTTGCACAAAGGTGGAAATGATCCATCCCGGCCGTGTATGGCAATGTCCCTGTGAGCGATCCACTGGTCGCATCGTAGAGGTTAACCGCAGCACCTGCGCCGGTAATCAGCTTGTTGTCGCTCGCGCGATAAACCAAAGCGTTCGGCGATGATGCGGTGTTGATACTTCCCAAATCGACGCCAGACGTAGAGACATGGCGTAGCTTGTTTTCGTCGGTCGACGCAAACCAGATCGACCCGTCAGCCTCAAGCGTGATACCCTGGATTGAGCCGATCGAGGGGAAAAGCGGCACCAGCAGGATCTCGTCAAGTTTGGTGGTGAAGTCAGCGGAAAGGTGAACCAGCGATGTCGCAAAAACGCTTGAGCCAAGACCTTGCCCGTGGTTCGCCGCCCACCACGTTCCGTCTGAGGCTCGGCAGAGCCCGGTGATCGTGAATCCATTTCCGGCGGTTTCCCCGGCACCGTCGGGAATGTTCGTTGAATATGCGAAGCGCGCCAAGCTGGAGCGCATTCCGATTCCAGTAGCCCCGCTGAACGCAACCCGCGAGTTGGTGTTGTTCCATGTTGGCCCACCCGCAAGGGTTAGCAACGCGTCGTTGTAAGAGCCGCGATTTTGCCACGTCGTGACGATTTCGCCATCCTCCGCTGCGCTGTTGTCAGATTCCAGAACGCCAGACGCCTTCTCAAACGCGACATAAGGGTCGATGTAATCGAGGATTCCAATTACCTCTAGCGCGTTGCTATTGCCGCAGGTGATTAGATCGCCAGCGGTCGCGGTGTCCGGCACGACAAGAGTTGCGCTAGTCTCGCCATCAATCGACACGCCATCGACTGCCCACTGTCCGGTAATCGTGCTCGTCAAGGTTTCACCGGGATATGGCGTCCCGGTGATGACTCGCGGCTCCACCGCCGGGGGGCTGGAGAGTATCCCGCGGCCGGAGAGGATGCCGGTGGCTGCGAGGATGCCGGTGGAGGCGAGGAGGGACATTAGGAGATGGGGACGAAGGTGAGGCGGATGGCGGTGGCGGTGTCGGCGTCGGTGACGGTGAAGCATGCCTGGGAGGAGGGCATGACAACGCGGTCCTCGGCGTCTGCGGTCCATGCGCCATCGGTGACGGGGTCAAAGACGGAGAGGTCCGCGGATGACTGGGTGGTGAGGGTGACGGTGGCGCCGTCAAATTCTCCCTTGAGGGTGAGGAGGTATTCCTTGCCGGGGATGAGGCCGGAGAGGATGAACTCGCCGTTTTCGGTGAGCGGGTTGTTGGCGGCGGTGAGGTTTGGCATAAGGTTGGTGATGGGGTGGTGCTAGGAGAACTCTGCAAGCATGAGCTGTTTCATGCGGGCGATCTTGATGGCGTCGGTGTTGTTGAGGTGGGCGCGGTTGTCTGCGAGGATGACCCATGCTGCGATCTTGGCGTCGCTGCCGAAGTTTCCTTTGTCTGCGCGGGAGCCAAAGCCGATGATGTTCATGCCCTGGGCGCTGCTGCCGGTGAGGGTGCGGATGGGGATGTTGTCCCGGTAGAGGGTGGCGGCGGCGGTGGTGGTGCTGGGGCTGGTCGAGTAGTCGACGATGAACGGGGTGGCGGTGCCGGGGAGTTGGTAGCCGTTGTGGCTAGTGCCGGAAAGTTCGTCGAGGTTGGTGGCCCAGTTCCCGGAGCTTTCGCCGACGCCGGAGAGCTTGGCGGTGGAGGTGTTGTTCTCCTGGTAGATGTTGATGAGGTGGCGGCCGAAGGCGGTGACTTCTTTGACGGCGACGATGATGCGGCCGTATTGGTGGTTGGCGCTGCTGAGGTCGGCGTGGGTGCCGCGGAATGAGTCCTGGGCGGTGAGGTCGGTGACGAGGAGGCCGGCGGAGGAGATGGCGCGCTTGGTGGTGGTGGCGTAGGTGTCGGTGAGGGTGCGGCCGTTGCCGGACTGGTCGGCGATGGAGATGATGCCATCCGAGCCGTCGACGGTGACGCCGGTGTCGGCGCGGTAGACGCCCCATGCGCCGAGGTCGGCGGCGATCTCCTGCCATGTCATGGAGGCGAGGGCGGGGCTAAGGAAGCCGGCTGGGAAGGGGAGTGACATGAGGGCTAGGCCTGGAAGTCGTTGGAGGCGAGGACGAGGACGTCTGTGCCGGAAAAGTTGATGAGCGTAAGGATGTCGACGCCGCCTTCCTCGATCGTGAGGACGGGAGCGGCGCCGGCCGGGAAGCGGTAGTTGGAGCCAAAGGCCAAGGTGTGGTTTCCGCCGGTTCCCTGGACGACGCGGAGGATGTAGGTCCCGGGGGCGAGGTTGGTGGGGTTGGCGAGGGTGCGGTCTCCGGCGAGGGTGACGGTGAGGAGGTTGCCGAGGCTGGCGTCCCATGTGACGGTGGCGGCGTCGGTGAGGGTGACGAGGCCAAAGGAGACGCGCTTGTTGAAGGTGACGGCGCCGTTGTGGGTGGCGGTGCCGGTGACGGCCAGGGTGGAATCCAGGGTGACGGCTGCCTCAAATGTCTGGGTGCCGGCGAAGGTGTTGCCGGTGGTGAGGCTGGCGAAGTCGGTGGAGTCATCACCCAGGGCGGCGGTGATGTCCTCGATGAGGTCCAGGCGGGGGAGGACTTCAAGCTCGCCGGTGGTGGCGTTAAAGTAAATGAGCGAGTCCCGGCGGAGGACAGGGGTCGGGAGGGTGGTCTCGTTGGCGGTGGGCTCCGAGAAGGGGAAGCGGAGTGAGCGGTCGCCGGTGGCGGTGTTGCCGGCGAGCTGCTGGACCATGTAGGTGAGCTTGTCCAGGGACCGCTCCAGGAGTGCGGAGGGGAGGCGGTCGTTGTATTCCAGCTCCAATGTCTGGGTGAAGGGGACGATCCGGTAAATGGTGAGGGTGTGGGTGGAGTCCCATGCCTCGGTGGTGAGGATCTCTCCGCCGTCTGGATCTCCGGCGCCGGTGACGGTGAAGTCGTCTCCAAGGGCGAGGGCGGTGACGACGCCGTCCTCATCCATGACCTGGACGCGGATCCATTCCTCGTCCTGGAAGTAGAAGTCGGTGGGGTAGGCGACGACGGTGGAGTCGTTCCCGGGGTATTGGGAGAGGATAACCGTGGAGCTGACCGCCATGGTGGGAAGCTATGGCGGGGCGCGGGCGGGGGACGATTGCCCAGCTCGGGAGCTTATGGCTTGGGGAGGGTCATGAGCTTGAGGACCTTCTCGGGTGGGTCGATGGCTTCGAGGGCTTTGGCGCGGAGCTCGGGGGTGAGCGGGGCGAGGTCGGCGCGGAGTTTGTCGGCGAGGGCGGCGTGTTTGCGGCGCTGGATGTCCTTGTCGATGGTGCCGTCTTCCCGGGTGGTCTTGCCAAGCTCGTCCTGGAGGGCGGTGTTGAACTTGGAGTAGCGGGTCTTGAGGCGGGCAATGCGGTCCTCGTCAGACAGGTCGACGCCGGAGGAGGCGGCGACGCCGAGGGCGAAGTCTGCGATGTTGGCGGCCTGGGCGACGACTGAGCCGCCGGGGATGGTGGTGCCGAGGGACTGGACGAGGGTGGTGGCGCTGTCGGCTTGCTGGGTGGTGGTGCCTTCGAAGAGGGTGGAGATGTGCTTGGGGGAATCGAGGAGCTTGACGAGGGGGTTGGGGCTGCGGTCGAAGACGGGCTTGTCGAGGGCCTTGGCGACGCCGAAGTCCCATGCCTGGCCGAAGACGGGGACGGCGCGGAGGTGGGAGACGAGAAAGAGCTGGGCGAGGCTCTTGGGGTCGGTGAGGTTGCTGAGGAAGCGGGCGAGGAGGGTGTCCTCGTCTTCCGGCTCTGCTTTGGCGAAGGCGGCGTAGAAGGAGCGGAGGAGGTGCTCCAGGGCCAGGCCGACAACGAGGCCGACGAATGCTTGCTGGGCGGCCATCTGCTTGCCGTAGGTGCCTTTGCCGGTGGCGAGCTCGCGGACGGCCATGTAGGTGATGGCGAGGTTTTTCCGCGGCTCGCTGATGAACATGGCGAGGAAGGCGGAGAGGGGGTTGTCCAAGACGCGCTGTTCGATGGTGGAGCGGGCGAGGCGGGTGGTGGGCTGGGCGGCGCGGAGGAAGAGGCGCTCGACCTTGGCGTCTGCCTCTTGGCGGGCGGTGGCCTCATCCAGGCCGGCGCGGAGTGACTTGGTGCGGGTGTGTTCCCAGACCACCACGGCGCCAAGCATGTTGGCGGTGGTGTCCACCAGGTTGATGGGAAACATGCCTTTCTCCGCGGTGGCGTTGAGGACGGCCATGACGGGGTTGTCAGAGGGGCCGGAGGCTTTGGCGATGCGGGCCTCAAAGGTGGCGCCTTCCTCGAGCCGGCGGCGGATGGCGGGGGAGTTCCAGGCATCCTTGAAGGCCTCCGGGCGCTTGATGGCGAGGAAGAGGCCGCGGAAGACGTCCTTGGTGGGGATCTCATAGAAGACGTTGATGGCGGCGCCGGCGTTGACGAGGATGGTGGACATCCGCATGCCGAGGGTGCCGAGGGCGAAGGTCTTCTGGAGGCGCTTGAGGGCGCGCTCGTAGCCGAGGAGGCCGGAGGCGTTGAGGGAGCCGCCGGACTCGATGCGTTGGAGGAGGTCGGTGAGGGTCTTGTAGTAGGTTTCCCCCATGCGGGTCTTGACGGCGGTGGCGAATGCCTCGTCCCGGATGACGCCGCCCCATTCCCGGAGCGGTGCGACGTGGGATTTCCAGAAATTCACCTGAGATCGGTGGGCGAGGAAGACGGCGACGGCGTTGACGACGGCTGGGTTGGCGTAGTTGGTGACGCGCTCCTTGATGAAGCCGACGCTGCGGCCGGCCTGCATGGGTGCTTGGCCGTCGAGTGAGAGGCCGCCGTTGTCGGCACGGGAGACGTCATTGCGGACGGGGAAGTAGTTGGCGACGAGGCCGAGGCCGACACCTTTCTCGGCGCGGTGGATGGCGTCGACGGCGTCTTGGTCCTGCATGAGGTAGGTGGACATCCATGCGCCGAGGGCCTTGGTCTCTGGTTTGAGCCATGCCTCGAGGTCGGCCATGGTGACCTGGTCGAATCCGAGGGCCTCGAGCTTGGCGGCCTGGTCCGGCTGGCGCATGGTGAGGTAGAGTTGGAGGGCCTCTAGCTGGTTCATCTGGCCGAGGCTCTTGCGCTGGCCTTTGGAGACCTTCCGGTCGATGTGGATGACGCGGCGGCGGGTCTGGGCGCTCTCATCCATCTCGGTGAAGCGTTCCCATGCCTTATCGAGGGCGGCGATGTCATGGGGCGATAGCTCGACCATCTGGCCATTGTGTTCGAATCCGGCGACTTCCCCGCGGAGGAGGGCGTCGACCAAGCGGATGGGGATGGTGATGCGTTCCTCCCGGAATCCCTCGACCTTGGTGACGGGGATCTCCCGATCGTCGGTGGAGGTGAGCTCCTTGAGCTTCTTGGCCACGGCGTATTGGCTGGAGACGCCGAAGATTTCCCGCATGGCGAGGGCGAGGGCCTCGTTGTCGGCGCGGTTGAGGTCGTTCTCGGAGAGTTCGGCGTTGAGGAAGTCCGCCTCCATCTGCTCGACGACGGCGATGGCGGTGGGGTCGTCGGTGAGTTCGGCAAGCCGGCGGATCTTCTGGGAGTTGGAGATGAAGCTGGCCATGAATCCTTCCGAGAGCTTGCGGAGGAGCTTCTCGTCGGCGCGCTTGGCTTTGGGGCGCTCCGAGTAGTCGATGGGGCGGTCCATGTTGAGGCCGACACGGAGGGCGCCCACGGAGGCGGCCCGGGCGTCCCGGCGGGCGGTGAGGATCTCGAGCCATTCCCGGCGTCCGTCTGCGTAGACGTCCTTGAGGAGTTGGAGGGCTTCCTCGAGGCGGGCGCTGTCGGCGTTCTCGTAGTCCTGGAAGAGTTCCAGCGCGGCGATGCGGCCGTCGAGTTCCTCGAGGCGCTCGGGGGTGACGTTGGGGGCGTTCTCGAGCTCGTCGCGGAGTTTCTCGGCGGTGGCCTCTGCCTGCTCCGGGGCGAGGGTCATGGCTTTGCGGGCTTCCTCGAAGACCTTGTGGGCGGCGGCGCCGATCTTGCCGCCGCGGGTGCGGGAATCGCTGACCTTGATGGCGCCGCGGTCGAACTCCCGGCGGATCTGGGCGCGGAACTGGGTGGCGAGGTGGTTCTCGAGGGCCTGCTCGATTTTGGGGAGGAGGACGAGCATGTAGGCTTCCCGGCCGCTGGGGGTGCGGAGGTTCTCCATGCGGCGGAATGAGCCGATGAGCTTGCCGCGGATGGCGGGTGGTAGGGCTTTGCTGACGGCTTCTAGGGTGGCAAGGTCCCGGATCATGCGGAAGCGGCTGTCCTGGTCTTCCTCTTCCATGAGGCCCATTAGGGGCGCGGTGAGGCGGCGGCTCTCAAAGCGGTCCCGGACTTCCCGGACCTTGGATTTCATCCGCTGGTAAATGACGGTCTTGGCCTCGGCGTTGGGGGCGGCGGCGAGGTCCTCGATGGCGGTGATGAGCGGGGAGGAGGCGCGGGCGATGGCGAAGGAGATGCCGGAAATGCTGGAGATGACTTCGGCGCGGGCGGAGAGGTCGCGGGAAGACGCGTCTGGCGGGAGGGTGTGGACGGTGATGCCGTGGCGCGAAAGGATCTCCAAGGTTTGGGGTGACGCGTCGGCAGGAACCACGGCGGCCTTGAACTCATTGAGGCGGACAACGCGCTGAGGCTTGCTCTCGAAGTATGGGACTGGGGTGGCAAGGAAGTCCTGGCCAATCTCCATGGCTTCTTCGACAAGTTCCACGGGAACGTCAACAAAGTCCAGGGCGGCAAGCGCGGAGGTCATCCGTGTCTTTGATCGTGGGCCTTTGAGGTATCGGCCAAGGGCTTCCATGGAGTTGTCCATGGCGTCCCAAACGCTTTTCCAGCGGTAGAACGGGGCGATGTTCTCGCGCCATTGGCTGAGGCGTTTGGAGACTGCTTCCCGGAGGGTGGTGACTTGATCCTCCGGGAGGATTTGAGAGCCGGCGGCTTGGCGGAGCTGTTCCAAGGATGAGAAGCGGCGGGAGGCCATGGCGCGGGCCTTGCCTTCGCTGAAGGTCATGCCCTTTTCGACGCCTGCGGTGCGGCCCGCAATCATTGCCTCGGCAATGTTTTCGATGGTGTAGGGGACAAGTTTGCCGCGGAGCTTGATGCGCGGCTCCTCAAAGAGTGAGCGGACGGTGGTTTCGACCCAGGTGTAGAAGTCTGCTTCCTTGCCGGCGAGGGCGCCATCCAGCGCATCGTTGGTGGCATGGCGGTCAACTTCCTGCCTGCCGAGGTTGCGGACGCGGCGCTCGAAGTCCATCAAGCGGTAAACGGTGCCGTCCGGGTTGAGGTGGGCTTGAAGGTAGAGCTTGAGGAAGCGTTCGCGGCGGGCGGGTTCTCTGTGTTTTTTGTTGGCCTTTTCGGTGGCGGCGGCGCGGATGACGTCGGCGAGGGCCAAGTGTCCGGCTTCATCATCGTAAGCGGGGCTGACTGATCCGCCGGCGGCGAGGAATTTTTGGAATGCCTTGGTGCGGATGATGTCGTCAGAGGAGACGAGTTCCCGGCGGATGGGTTCGACGGTGATGCCGAGGGTGGCGAGATAGGCGGCCTTGGCGGAAGCATCCCGCTTCAGGGTGGAGATGATGCGGTCCGGGTCCGGGCGGTTGACTGAGTTGTCCCAGAGTGCGTCAATGGAAGACCGGTCTTCCATGGCCTTGGTGAAGGGGCGGAGCATGTCCACGGCGGCCTGCGCCTTCTTCATTGGGACTTTCTTGTATTCCGGTGACGGGAAGCGGGCGGTGTAGGCGTCTGCGTCAAACACGGGATTGCGGTCCGGGTCTGCCAGCGGCCGGCCGCCCAGGAGGGTGATTTCCCCGAATCCGGCGATGGCTTGCCCAACGGGGACAATGGCAATCGAGGGAACCGCGAGGCCGCCAAGGGAGTCAGCAAAGGCAAGGTTTTCCGCGGTAAGGTTGTGGACGGCGGCAAGGTCCGGGCCATCCAGAGAGCCGGCGGCGGCGCTTGCTTTGGGGAATACTCCTTCGGTCTTGGCGATAGCGAACGACTCGCCGGCGAAGGCGGCTTCGACGTCTGGGTTGCCGGTGGCGTAGACGGGTTTGCCGTAGGCGACGGAGGAGATGGCGGCGTCGAGCATCTCGGCCGGGGTGAGGAAGTCGAAGCCGATCTGGTTGAGGCGGTCCCGGATGAAGTCGAGGTCCTCGTTGACGCCGGGGGCGAGGAAGAACTCGTTGGCGGTGCGGGTGCGTGCGGACTTGGAGGCGCCGGACTGGGGGTTGGTGCGGATCTCGTTGTAGAGCGAGCGGACTTCCCCGGCGAGCGGATGGCCGGACTTTTCCAGGGTCTCCGGGTGGGGGAGCCGGCCCTTGATGGAGGTGGAGATTTCCGGGAAGCCGGCCATGGCGTCGGCGAGGAGGTCGGCCTCCATGGCCATGCGCATGTTTTCGCCATAGTATTCCTCGTTGAGGCCGGCGGAGACGTCGAGCCAGTAACCAAATTCGGCGTCCATCTTGCCGTCCTGGCGGATGCGGGCGATGTCCGTGGCGAGGCGGAGGATCTCGGTGATGGTCTCCTTGATGGCGCGGAAGACGGCCTTGAGTGCGGCGGGGAGCTTGCTGTCCGGGACCTTTCCAACGGCGTTGGCGACGGCGAGACGGGAGAATGCCTCGACGATCTGCTGGGAGCGGGCTTCCGGGGAGAGGTCGGCGAGGTTGTCCGGGAGGGTGAGTTGGCCGGTGGCGGCCTCGGTGGCGCGGATGTTCTCGATGAACCATGCCTCCGACTTCTTGCCGGTCTCCATCATCCACTTGGCGATGCCTTCGGCGTGCTCCTCGATCGGGGTGAGGACGGTGGCGCCGGTTGGCGCGTCGGGGGCGTTGGATTGGCGGGCCTTGTTGATCTGGATGGCGATGCGGGTGACGCCGGCGCCGTAGGAGTTCCGGGAGCTGCCAAGGATGAGGTAGCGGGTGAGGTCCACGACTTCGTCCGGGGAGAGGTCGAGGCCGCTTTGGGCCATGTGGATGCGGACGCGGGCGTGGGCCTGGTCGATGCGTTCCTTGGATCCCTTTGCCCAGGTATCAAATGATACTTCCTTGCCGGTGTAGGTGCCGCGGACTTGGAGCTCCGGGTTGCCCTCATGGTAGCCTTCAAGGAATTTGATGTAATCCCGGATGGCGGTTTCCTGGGTGACTGCCTCGTCGAGCTCCCAAGCGCGGACGGCGGCCCAGGCGTCGGTGTCGGTCTCGGCGATGTCTTGGGTGCCGTCCGGGTAGATGACGGCGAAGGTTCCGTCCTCGAGGCGCTCGATGGTGGGGATGCCGGCTTCCTGGGCGGTGGGCGCTTGCTTGGCTTCCTGCTTGATCTTCTCCAGGGCGGCGCGGGAGTTGGCTTTGCGTTGCTCCGGGGTGGTCTCGATGGTGGCAACCTTGAGTTCCTCGGCGGCGGCGAGCGGGTTGGTGGCGGCGGTGGTGGCGACTTGCTCGATGGTCTCCGGGGAGAATCCGGCGAGGGCGAGGCCTTCCCGATCGGTGAGGATCTTCTTAATTTCGGGGGCGTTGATGTAGTCCGCGGTGGTGGAACCGAGTGAACCAACGAAGCTGAAAATCATGGAGACGCCGGCGATGTCTCCGAGACTGTCGTAGAGTTGGCCGAACTTTTTCTCGAAGTCGACGCCGCCAATGTCATCATTGAAGGCTGAGGCGACGGCTTGGAGGACGGTGGGGGTGATGTCCTGGCCGAGTTCCTGAACGGTCTCCATGGCGGTGACGCCGGCCCAGCGTCCGGTGAAGACGGCGGCCTTGCCGGGGAGTCCCATCTTGAGGAGGGTGGCGTTGAGCTTGGGGAGGCGGGCGCCGAGGGTTAAGACTTGGAGGCGGTCAATGCCGGCCTGGAGGATGGCGCCGGAGTAGGCGAGGGCTTCCCGGGTCTCCGGGTCGGCGTTGGGGGAGCTGAGTTCCAGGGCGCGGAGGTCCCGCTGGGCGTAGGTCTCGACGACGACGGGGAGGCCGACACCGTAGGGGAGGGCGGCGTAGACCATGACGGGGAGGGATTCCGCGGCCATGACGCTGTAATCGCCCATGGAGTCCCAGAAGCCGTTGCGCTCGTTGTCGACGTAGCGGCGGAGCTTGGGGAGGTTGGCCTTGGCGTCCTGGAGGAAGGCGGCGGCGCCGGATTGGTTGTCCCGGAGTCGCTCGAGGTAGGCGCGTTCCTTGGGGGTGATCGGGCGGGCGGCTTCCTCAAGTTTGCCGGTGCGTTTGGCGACTTGCTCGGCGTTGTCCGCCTCAAAGAAGAAGGTGTTGGTGTTCGGCTCGGCGTCGTCAGCGGGCGCGGGGGTGTAGAGAACGCCGGATTTGAGGATCTCGGCGGCGTAGTCGGCTTGGGATTTGATTCCCGAGGTGACGAGGTCCTCGGCGATGCCGCGGGTGCCACTGGTGACGGCGGCGCCAAGGCGGGAGAAGTAGGCGTCGATGTCCTGGCCTTCGCTGGCGGCTTGGATGGCCATGAGGCCGAGGACGTTCTCCCGTTCCTGCGGGGTGAGCTTGCCGTATGCGGCGAAGCGGTCCGGGTCAGCGCCGGCGATCTGGGCCACCTCGACGCCTTGTTGTTTGCCGGTGAACTCGAAGAGGGTGCGGGCGAGGGTGATTTCCTTGTCAGAGAAGTCCGAGAGGATGCCGGCGTAGGCGGAGCGGGCGGCGGGGGCGTAGCGGGTCCAGTTGTCGCCGGCCTTGGCCTTGGCTTCGGCCATGGCCTGCTTGACGGGGATGGAGCGGATGGCGGCTTGGCGGGCGATGTTGGCGACGTCCTCGAGGCTTTGGACGTCGGTGCTCTCCTGGTTGAGCTTCTTTCCGGCGAGGGAGTAGAAGGTGGCGTCGTCGACGGGGCCGGTGGCACCGAGGGCGGCTTGGGCGTATTGGGTGCGGTAGGCGGGCCAGAGGTCGTAAAGCTGGTCCATCGGGGTGCCGGTCATCTCTGCGACGAGCATCTTGTTGGCGGCCTGCATCTTGTCCCGGTCCGGGTCGAGGGAATGGGCGAAGTTGGCAAGGAACGGCTGGCGCTGGTCCGCGGGGAGGGCGTCCGCCATGGTGGCGGGGCCGGAGAAGAGTTTGGTGAGGACCGGGAGGCGCTGGCGCCAGGTGCGGCTCTCCTGCTGCTGCTGGGCTTTCTCGAGGTATTGGAATGGCTCTTCCCCGCGGCCGAGGCGGTAGGCCTCATACTTGGCGAGCTCTGCCTTGTTGCGGGCAAGGAGGGGTTCCTTGAGGCGGTCCTGTGGGGTTGGGGTGGCTCCGGGTTGATAGTCCCGCCAGTATTGGGCGTTCTGGAGCTGCTGCCATGCCTTGAGCTCGACGTCGAGCTGGGTGAGCGGGCGGCCGTCCGGGTCCAAGTAGGCGACTTGGTTCTCCGGCTTGAGTGGCTCCATGAGCTCCGGGATGAGTGCTTCCCGGGAGGTGGCGATGTCCAGCGGGGTGCGCGGGCTCTGGGGGGTCGGGTAGAGGGAAAGGTCGTCCGCGGCTGGGGCGACGGGCGACGGGTCGGCAAGGAGTTCGGCCATGGTGGTGGGTTATTCGGAAAGGAGGGAGCGGAGTTGTTCCCGGGGCGGGAGCGCGGAGGGGTTGACGGGGCCGAGGCCGTCCTCGTCATTAGGGAGGGGCGAGTATGCGCCATCGGTGGCGGGCTCCAAGGGCCGCGGTGGGGCGGGCGGCTGGGTCGCCGGCGCTGCTTGCGGGGTAGCCTGTCGTGGAACCGGTGCGGGTGAGGTGGGAGGAGCCAAGCGGAAGCGCATGCCGGATCCGGGAAGGGTGTTCTGGATCTGGGTGGCGGCGGCGGTGGTGGCTTGGCCGGCGATGAGGCGGTCGGTAAACTCCCGGACTTGTTCGACGGTTGGGGGCGGGTTGGTGGCGGTGAAGCGTTTGATTTCTAGGCGGATGTCTTCTGCGCGGCGGTAGGCTTTTTCCCGTTGGGCTGGGGTGGCATCTTCATCGACGCGGCCAAAGAGTCCGGCGTCCCGGGCGCGGAAGGCGGTGCCGCGGCCAACGGCCTCCAGGTCTTCCCGGGTGAGGGGGCCGGCGGTGGTGGCGGCGTTCCGGCCGGTGGGGTCGAGGTAGTTGAGTTCCTTTTTCAGGTCTCCGCGCCAGTCGGCGGGGATGCGGGAAAGGACGTCGCCGCGTGCCTCGTTCCAGAGGCGGCGGTAGGTGGTGGTGTCGATGGACGGGTCGAGACGGGCTTCCCTGAGCTTGTCGAGTGCTTGCCATGCCTGGGCGTGGGCCTCGTTGGTGGGTGGATCGTTCTTGGCGAGGGCTTGTTTGAAGACGGCCTTGTCCTTCTTGGTGAGGAAGGCGGCGGCGTCGATGTCTTCCGGGGTGAGCTGGCCCTCCATGAGGGCGACGTCGAACAAGTCAATACTCTGGGAGCGGCGTTCCTCGGTCTTTTGCTGGGCGAGCTTGGTGAGGCGGCGGCGGTCCTCGATGGTGAGGTTGGGGTTGGCGGCGAGGAAGTTGGGGTCCTCGAGTTGGCGCATGACGAGGATGGGGTCGGTGTCCATGTCCGCCTCGATGTCGTAGGTGTTGAGGGTGCGATCGGTTTCCCGGGTGACTTGCTCAATTTCGGAGGGCGTGAATCCGGCTTTTTCGAGAAGCGGGAGAGTGCGGGCGACGCCTTCCCGGTCACCGCGCTTAGTAAAGCGGTCGAGGGCATTGGCGATGCGGGCCTTGCCTTCGGCTGCGGAGCGTTGGGCGGCGAGGGACTCGAAGCGGATGGTGCGTTGGGTGGACCAGTCCTGGACTTGGAGGTCGACCTGGGCGGCGCCTTCAGGTGAGAGGCCGAGGCCGCGGGCGCCGGATTTGAACTCCTCGTTGAGGGCGCGCCAGTCTTCGCCCCATTTCTCCGGGTCGGTGCGGGTGAGGAGGTCGTTGGCGAACTTGCTGGCGCGCTCGTCGATGTCGGCGAAATAGGAGGCGGCTTTGCCGGCTTCCTCGATCTTGCGGACCTTCTCGGCGATTTTGAACCCTTCCTCGCCGACTTGGGCGATGGTGTTGCCCATGCGGGCCATGGCCTCACTGGTGGCGGCGGCGGTGCGGGTGTCAGCCTGCGGGAGTGCGGGGCCGGCGGAGATGTAGCGGGTGGGCGGGAGTGGCATGGTTGGGAGCGGTTAGCCGAGGTAGGAGCCGGAGGTGGAGGCGGCGGGTGCTTGGGTGCCGGTGGCCTTGGTGAAGCCTGAGGCGGTGGTGGCGAATCCGCGGAGGGCGGTGGAGGCGCCGTCGATCCGCATGGCGCTGGCTTCTTGGTTGCCTTTCCAAATGGAAAGGTTGGCTCCGGCGAGGAGCGAACGGGACTTGTTGGCGGCGTCAAAGCCGAGGTCCATGATGTCCCGCTCTAGGGCGCTGGCAGTCTCTCCGAGGACAGCGAGGGGGGTTCCTTCCATGGAGAGGCCAGCCTTGGCGAGGGCGGCGCGCTGGGCGCCGATGTAGCGGGCATTGTCCCGGGCCTTGCGGCGGGCGTTCTCCGCGGCCACGGACGTCTCTTGGGCGGCTTGGTTGCGGGCGAGCTCGGCATTGTAGCGGCCGGTGGCTTCGGCGGCCTTGGCGGCCTGCTGTTGGCCGTATACGGCGACGCCGGTGCCGACGATAGAAGCGACGGCTGCTGCTGCTGCGAGAAATGGCATGGGATTAAACGTGGATGGAGTGGAGGCGGATTTGTTGGTCATCCGGCCGAAATCCGAGGCGAGTGAATTTGCGGGCGAGGCTTTCGCGGTGAGTCATGGCCAGCATGGTGTGGTAGCCGAATTGGCGAGCGAGCGACTTCAGGTGGCCAATGACATGGGGGACGGTTTGGCCAATGTGGCGGGCGGGTGATGACGGGTTGCCGATTGGCCAAAGGAGGAAACAGAGGCCGCAGGAGTTATCCATGGAGACCCAAGCGGCGAAGGTTGGGCGATCTTGGTAAGTGGCTAGTATCCCAAGGGCTGGGAGGCATTCTTGCGGAGTTGGCGCAACTTGATGCCCCTCCCACCATGAGGCGAAAAGCGGGTAGTCTTCCGGGGTTATTGTGCGGAGCTGGATCACAGGGCGTTGAGCTCGTAGCGGAAGGTGAGGGACATGATGTTGAGGGGGAGCGGTTGGCGCTGGCGGATGATGGCGGTGGATTGGCGCTGGGATGAGCCTTCCAAGTGTTCCTCGATGATGCCGGTGAAGAGGGGCGGGGCGGCGTCCATGTCATTGCCCGGGGTGCGGAACTCGATGCGTGACCAGGTGGCGCCGGCGTCCCCTGAGACTTCCATGCCGAGGGTCTTCCAGACTTCCGCGATGACGCGGTGGAGGCGCTTGACGCCGGCCTTGCTGAGGCTGCCGGGGTCTCCGGTCTCAAGGAAGGTGGGCTCGATGGTGGCGGTGAAGGCGAGGCCGACGGCTACCTTGGAGGCTTCAAGCTGGAGCTCAATCTCCCCGCCGAGGACGGTGCGGGCGGGGTGGGGCGCGCCATCGGCGAGGATGGAGACCTCACAAGCCTCGAGGTGGTCGAGGCCGGTGATGGTGGTGATGGGGGCGCCATCGTAGACGACGGCGGAGTCGACGCAGACGAGGTCCTCCTGGCGGTCTTCCTTGAGGGCGCGGATCTGGTCGAGCTGGAAGCGTTCAACGTAGCGGACGGTATCGCCGTCGATGGTGCGGTTGACGGCGACCCAGACTTCGTCTTCCTCCCCGGTGCCGGAGACGACGGCGATGGACTCGAAGGCGCCATCGGTCTCAAAGCGGAACCAGCCTGCGACATTTTGTCCGCGCTCGTAGGTCAGGCCAATGAGGGCGCCGTCGCCGGTGACAGCCCAAAGGACGGTTTCCGGGTTGCGCTGGATGGTGATTTGGAGGATGCGGCCGGCGGTGATGTGCTCGGCGAGCATGGTGAGGTCCTGGGCGGAGAAGCCGTCTTTCTCAAAGGTGTAGACGAACTCCCGGACCTTGCGGGCGCTGCGCTGGACGAAGAGGGTGGCGTCATGGACGGCGCGGGCCTGAATGTAGGCGGAGCCGAACGAGGTGTTGCGCTTCACCGCGGCGTTGGTGGCGGTGAGGGTGCGGTCACTGGCGCGGGCGCCGAAGATCCATTCGGATCCGGTGGTGCCGATGACAAGGGACTCCTGGGAGACGAGCCACTGGACGCCGTTGGCGGCATCACTGGCGAGAGTGATGGCGAGACCAAGGTCGTCGTCGGCGCCGATGCGGTAGGAGGAGTAATCGTCAATGACGCTGCCCCAGACGGTTTGGGGCTTGTGGGTGGTGCCGCCGAAAAACAGGCGGGCCTCATGGATGGCGACGGAGCGGGGCCAACCGCGGTAATCACTCCACGCGGCTTCGTTCCAACGGGTGGTGGCGGTGGTGGTGGAGACCGGGAAGAGGAGGATGGCGGTGGCGGAGGTGGACGATGCGCGGGCGGTGATCTGGACGATGCCGTAGTGGTAGGGGTCGACTGCCTCAATCTCTGCGCGGTATTGGCTGGGGATGGTGCCGGACTTGCTCTGGAGCTTGAGGCGTATCCAGCATGGCTCGAGCTCGGTGCCGGTGAGGAGTGCCTGGACCTCCGACTTGGTGCCGGTGATGGTGCGGCGGGTCTCCCATGTGAGGAGATCATAGGAGCGTTCCACGGCGACGATGACGGACCAGTCCCCGGAGCCGTCCGAGTCTGAGCGCATGGAGGCGGACCATTCCCCGAGGACAAAGAGGGAGGTGGTGGTGTCCCCGTTGACGGCGGTGTTGATGGAGAATGCGGCGGCCGGGGTCTCCCGGATGTGGTTGACGAGCCAGCGGGAGCCGATGTGATCGGCGGAAAACAGGGCGGACGAGGCGGTCAGGGTGACCGCTTGGCCGATGCCAAGGGCGCGGGAGACGTCCAGGCGGCTCCAGTAGGTCTCCCAGCCGGACCATGAGCCGGGGGCGAGGGTGGAGACGTAGCCGTCCACCGCGGCGATGCAGACGTAGTCCACGGCGGAGTGGGTGACCTTGGCGCCCACGGCGTAGGTGCCGGAGGCCCATGCGGTTTGGGTGCCGGGGGTGGCGGTGGAGGCGCCGGTGATGGCGATGGTGGTGGTGGTGAGGTTCTCGTCCAGGGTGGCGGGCCAGCGGAGGCGGAGGGGGGTGAGCTGCCAATCGCTGTTCGAGAAGCGGGAGAGGGTGAGCGGGGCGTGGCTGGGGTGGACGATGAAGACGACGTCGTTTTGCTGGGAGAATTGGAGCTCGAACGCCTCCGCAGCGGTCCACGGGGTGGCTAGGACAAGCGGGTCATCCGTTGGGTCGAGGACAAGGCCGGGGGTGTCCCCGGTGGTCCAGAAGCGGAGGGTGTATTGGCCGAACTCGAGGATGAAGGTGGTGGTGACGGAAAACTCGAACTCAACAAGCCGGTGGGGGAAGTCCGGGTCCGCGGCCTCCCCGATGAAGACGGTGCCGGGGCGGGAGAAGGCGCCGCCGTAGACGGTGGGGCGGATGTTCTCCATGGTCCGGCAGGCGGTCCGGTATTTCTCCAGGTCAATGCGCGGGTCCGTCCACGGGGATAGCTCCCCGCCGTTGAATGAAACGCGCCGGTCGAGAATCTCAGGCATTACCAGCGGGGGAATCGGTTGAGGAGGCGGCGGATGTTATAGGCGGAGGTGAAGCGGGACTGGATGAGGGGGGAGTTGTCCAGTATCCGGCGGAGGCCGCGGCCTTCCCGGGCGCCGACCTCGATGGCGTCCACCTGGCGGGCGGCGCTGAGGGCGCGCTGGAGGAGGATGGAGAGTTGCCCTTGGAGTTGGAGGTTGCCGGTGAGCGGGACGACGATCGTCATGGCCAGAGTGGCGGCGACGGCCTTGGTTAGGAGCGGGTCAAACTCGTTGACGGGGATGCGGGCGATGTAGCGGATTTGGCACTCGTCCGAGTCGATGAGGATGCGGCGGTTGGCCTCGAGCTCGAAGAACTCCTCGGAGCCGTTCCATGGCTCGCCATTGATCTCCAGGAGGCGGAGGAAGTCAGAGGGGAGGACGTAGGCGGTGGTGTAGCCGTGGGTGGGCGGGGTGGAGCTGGCGCTCAAGGTGGCGCGCTTGGTGGCACAATTCCAACGGTGGGTGCGGAGGACCTCGTCAATGGTCGGCTGGATGAACTCCTTGCAGACGCGGGCCGGCTTGCTGTTGGTGTCGTCGATGTCGGAAATCTTCGCCTCGCCTAGGTGGGCGAGTGCGTAGTTGGCAAGCTGGGTGGTGGTGGTCATGGCCAGGGGAAAAAGAAAGGGCGGACGAACATCTGGAGATGCCCGCCCGCCCTTGGTGATGCGGGGCGGTCAGCGACCTACAGGGTCTTGTAGGCGAGGACGACGACGACCTCACCGGCCTCGATGGTGGCCGTGAAGGTGGCCAGCGTCATGGTGACGATGTCGGTGACGGTGCCGGGGTCAACCTTGTGGCGGGTCAAGAGACCTTCAGGGAAGGCCGGTGCGCAGAAGTCGACGGTGCCAGTGGCGGCGCAGTTGGCTCCATCGCAATAGCGATCCGGGTTGACAACGTCGCCGATGTCAATGGTGAGGGCTCCCGAGGTGGCATCGTTGGTAACGATGATCTTCGACAGCTCCGGGAGCACGATGGCGCCAGGGGGCAGTTGGATCAGGTTGATGACGTCGAGGGCCTCGTTGTCCGCGGTGATCGGGACTTGAATCGTGGCATATTGAACGGATCCGCCGATCTGACGGTTGTCGTCGATGCGGTCGTTGAAGTTGGCCGCGGCAGCGACCATGGCGAGGAATTGGATGGAGGAAACGGTTTTGGCCATAATGGTGAGGCGTTAGATGGGAATGAAGTTTTGGAAAGGGGCGGGACCTTGCGGCCCCGCCCCGGTTTGAACTAGCGGCGGATCAAGGCGACTCGTCGCAGGCGATGGTGATGACGCCCTCGTCGTCGAGACGGGTGGCGCCCCAACCCCACTCGGTGCGGAGCTGGACGTTGTGGAGCTTGGTCGGCAACTCGTCCACCCAGGCGGTCGGGTTTTCGGCGATGCCGAAGACCACGCTGTTGCGGGCGAAGGCGACGCACGTGCGGACGTCGGTGCCTGCGTTGTATGGCAGGAGCGCCGGCGAGACGGCCTTGATGGAGAGGCCCATCAGGTTGATGACTTGGCCAGTGTGGAGGCGGCGAATCTCGCTGAAGTCCGCGCTGGTGAACTTCTCGTCATGGAGAAGGTCAGCAATCTGGGTGTGCGAGATGATGATGGTGCCGGCGGATTGGTTTTCCAAGTCTTGGCCGGTGACCTCGTTGACGCCAAAGATGCGGGAGATTTCGACAATCTTGTCGAAGGTCATGCCGCTGTTGGCCGGGGTTCCGGTGTGCTTGAAGTTGACCGGGATGGCCTGGTCACTCGGGAGAGTGATCGGGGTGGCGCCGGTCTTGCCGCTCTGGACGGTGCCGATGATCCCGTCGATCAAGGTCTTGTCCATGTTGCGACCCGCGGCGGCGAGCTGCAAACGGAGGATCTTGGCGTGCGGGCTGCCGATGCTGCCAAGCATCATGGCTTCACGGCGGTCGATGATGTGGGCGGAGTCCTTGAAGTTGACGTAGAGCCAACGGAACTCAATGTCCGCCTCATCCGGGTTGGTGTCCCCGTGGCGGGTGGTGATGTCACGGGCGGTGACAGGGGCGAGCTTCGAGTAGCGTTTGCCCTCGCCGGCGATGATCTCGGTATCGACGTAGGAGTCGAGACGCGAGCCGAGTTGTTGGAGGCCGAGGCGCCATTCGTCCGAATACATGTTCGGGAAGGCGTCCGGGATGATGGAATCAAAGGCCATATCTGGAGTTGAGTTGGTAGTTTTGAGGTGTGCGGCTGTTGGGCCGCGGGTTATCACTGACGCGTTGCGCGAGTGTCCGCCTCTGCGGGTCGCCTACGGAGTTGTCTCCGTGGTTGTCTGCCGCTCCCGGGTCGCCATTGCTGGCGAGTATCCTGCGGGACTACGGTGGCACGATGAGGGAAAGGGGCGCGGTTGTGCCATTGCCCAACTCGGGAACAAAATTAAGCCCCGGCGCGGACTGGCCATGGAAAGAACCAGCGCGCCGGGGCTCTCCCCCTAACCACAGGGAAAACTATTTCTTGGCGCCGCGCTTATCATGGGCGGCCTGGAGGGCGTAGAGCTCATTGACGCGGGCGTTGAGGGCGGCATCTTTCCGCCATCCCGGGTTGGCGGACATGATGGCAACGGCCTGCTGGCGCGGGTTCATGTTGCCGCCGGTGATCTCTGTGCCGACGCCGGGGAGGGGGGCTTCCCGGAGGGCGCGGCGGGCCTCGTCAATGACGCGGACGATTTTGGGGTGAGAGAGGGCGGCCTGGAGGGCGGGGTCGGCGAGCTCCTCCGGGGTGAAGCGGGCTTGGGTGAAGGCTTTGTTGGCCTCGAGGCGGGAGTCGTAGTTTTCTCCCCATTCTTTTTGGAAGGTGGCCTCGCTGGTCTGGGCGAACTGGGAGATTTTAGCGTTGAATTGCTCCCCGATCTGGCCGGCCTGGGTGGAGACTTGCTCGAGGTGGCGGGCGAGGAGCTCTTGGGCCGCGGCTTTCGGGACGTGGTGCTTGTGGAAGATTTCGGCATAGCCGGCCATCTCGGCATCATTCCACTGGACGTTGTCCGGGAGCTGGGCGGGCTTGAGTTCGTAGCCGTCCGGGGTGTCCGGGACGCCGGCCTCATGGCGGAAGGCGGAGATGTCCGCATCACTGGCGCCTTCCTTGGGGTAGGTGATGCCGGTGGTTTTCTTGCCAACAAAGCCAATGGTTTCATCCAGGCGGCGGAGGAGGGCGGCCTCATCCTTGACGGTGGCGGCGGTGTTGGCGAGGCGCTCGAAGCCGGCGGCGCGGAGGCTTTCTGTCCAGCCTTCAGCGAATTGGCCGTCTTTCTGGATGTGCTCCCCGAAGAAATGGGAGGGGGTGGCGGGGGGCGTTGCGGCCGGTGGTGGTGTGCCGGCGAGGAAGCCGGATGATGGCGCGGGGGCGGCTGGTGCCGGGGTTGGGGTTGCTGCCGCTGCCGCGGCTGCGGCGGCTGGCGCTGGTGCTGCGGGCTCCGGGGTGGCTACGGCTGGGGCGGCTGGTGCTAGTGCTGGTTCTGACATGGTCGGTTAGGGGTAGGTGAGGGTGTTGGTGGCGGGGGCGGGATTTGAACCCGCGTGGGCGTGGCAATGAGGTCCACGCTTGGACCGCTTCGCCCCGCGGTTGGGGCGGTGGGTTAGCGGGTGAACTTGCGGCCGTGGTATTTGGTAGCGGCGGCTTCCGGGTGGTAGGTGAACCACCAGTCAATGACGGCGGGGGTCTTGTCTCCGGCGGCGGGGTCCATCGGCGGGCATGGGGGGATGGACTTCGAGGACTTGGGCGCGGGTGGCGTGGGTGCCGCGGTGGCCTCTGGTTCCGGGGCCGTTGGCTCGGTTACCGGCTCCCCGCCTTGTTTCTCTAGCCATGCGAGGACGACGGGGCGGAGGTTGGTTTTCCCCTGGACCATGCGGAGGTGTCCGCCGGGGTCTTGGAATGCGCCGACTTTGACGCCGTCGAAGTGGATCTCGTTGCCGATTTTCTGGAAGCTCATGGGTGGTTAGGGTGGTTGGCTTTTTCGATGAGGGTGAGGATGTAGTTTACCGCGGCGCGCTCGCCATCCCGGACGGCGGCACGGAGCGGGCAGAGGGTGCCGGTCTCGGTGGCGATGAAGGTGCGGCCTTTGATGTCGAAGCGGGCCTCGAGGTGGGCGAGGACGGCTTGGCCGTCATCCGTGGAGAAGACGGCGGCGAATTGCTGGAATAGGCGGTCCTGCGCCTTGCGGGCGTGGTCTGCGTGGATGGCGGCGGCGGCTTTGCGGTCTTGGAGGCTCATTGCATGACGGCGCCGGTTAGGTTGTTGACGACGGCTGGGTTGGCGCTGCTGAGTTTCTGGGCGACGCCGGCGGCGGTATCCGCGGCGGCGAGCTCCTGCTGTGAGGCGGCGGCGTCTGCGCGGGATGCGGCCATGGCCTCGACCTCTTTCTTGGCGCGGATCCATCCTTCCGGGAGGCCGGCGTTGCGGGCGATGTCCCGGAGGACGGTGGAGAAGACGAGGGTGTCCGCGGCTTCCGGGTAGACCTGGAGGATGGGGGTGGCGAGGTTCATGAAGTCCACCAGGCTGCCATTCTGGCGGGCCTGCATGGCGAGCATGATGCGGTTCTTGTAGAGGATGGCCGGGAGGGCGACGCCGGTGGACTTGCCATTGAGGACGCGGGTGACGCTGGCGGGCGGGTTGCCGAAGCTGCCGGCGCGGAGGAGAACGCCAAAGACGCGGGCAAGGATGGGGTCCAGCATCTCCGAGACGAGGCGGCCGAAGACGGGGGAAAACTGGGTGAGCTTCTCCCCGGCGACGAGGTTGGCCTCCGTGGCGGTCATCGGCTGGCGCTCCATGGCGCGGGCGGCGAAGAGTTGGAAGAGGTCGACGTGGAAGGCTTGCTCGACCTGCTGGCGCTTGTCTTGCATGCGGTCTTTGGCGACGTCATAGCGACCGGTGGGGGTGAGCTCCCGGAGGAGGACGGCGGAGTTGGGGTCGCTGGGGTCAACGTAGGTGATTTCTAGCGCGCCTTGGCCGACTTCTCCCTCGAGGTTGTTGGGGGCAACCATGGGGGGGAATACGGCTTTCTCGGCGGCGGCGTCGGCGAGCTCGTTGAGGAAGTTGAGCTGGCGGGAGTCTCCCTTGGCGACGGATCCGGGGCCGAATCCCCAGACGCATCGGCCGAAGCGGCGGTAGCGGTGGACGGCGAATGGGAACTCATCGAAGCCTTCGTCCTGGACGATCGTCTTGCCCTTCTCATAGACGACGCAGGAGCGGAAGGGCTTCTTGGCGCTCTCCGGGGCGTCCTCGGCGGGTTCCTCGTCGCGCTTGTGGACGGCGTGGACGAATGCGAATCGCTCGGTTTTTGCGGTGGCGGTGCCGAGTTTGTTGGCAATCTCCGGTGGGAGTTTGTCCCGGCCGAACTCCTCGGCGGCTTGGTCAGCGGTGAGGCTAAGGTCCCGGTAGATGCAATTGACCTTTCCCTTGGCGTCCTCTCCAATGAGGTAGGTCTTGATGGGTTGGTGGCGGAAGTAGAGCTCGCCGGCGCCGTCAAGGTCTCCGCAGAAGAGGGCGGTGGTGCCGTAGACGGGGCTCTCGATGTAGCTCTCTTGGATTTCCTCGTAGAAGTTGGATGCCTCGATCGCTTCCCGGGCGGTTTCCGAGGCGGTGCGGTAGAAGCGGACGGCGTCGTCATCGGCGCGGAGGGCCTTGGGCGGCTGGAACTCGAACCAAATTTCCTCCCGCGGGGTGACGAGTGAGGCGAGGCCGTTGGCGAGGATGAGGGCGGCGCGCTTTGGGGTGGAATCGAATGACTGCTCGGCAGAGAGGATGTCCGGGAGGCCGTTGACGTCCATGAGGCGGAACGGCATGAAGAGCTCACTGAGCTCGTCCCAGTGGCCTTCCAGCGGGTTGCGCTGGGCCTTGAGTGCGTCCCGGGTCTTTAGGATGTCCTCTCCGGTCATGGTTATCCGAGGTATGAGGATCCGCCGGTGCCGGTGGTGCCGGTGGTGGTGCCGGTCTCGCCAGCAAGGAACGAGTTCCGGTAGCTGTTGCGCCGCTTGCGAAGGTCATTGACCAGGGCGTTGCCGCCTTCCAGTGAGTCGGCGGACTTTGGGACTGGTGCAGGCGGTGGGGCTGCCGGTGGCTTTGCGGATGATCCCATGGCCGGGATGATGGCCGGGGGATAGGAGTGGCTGCTATTGCCCAGCGCGGGAATGGAGGAGGGCGGAAAAGCGGGCGCGGCATAGCCGGCCGCGGCGGTGGTAGGTGACCCACGGGAGCGGGTAGGGGACGACGGCGGGGATGGCGCGGAGGTCCCCGGCGCAAAGCCAGACGTGCCATGCGTCTCCCTCCGGTTCGGTCTGCCATGGGTCCCGGAGGAGCTCGTCCGGCCATGTGTGAGAGACGCGGCGGCCAAGGAGGAAGAGGCGGGGGCCGGCGATGAGGTGGCCGTGGAAGAGGTGGGCCTCGATGACGTCCCGGAAGGATTCCCCTGGGCAATGGGCGAGGTGCCAGCGGGCGGCGGTCTCGTAGGGGGATGCCATCGCCCTAGAACGTGGTGCCGACGCGAACCCCTTCCTTGGCCATGAGGCGCACGCAAAGACCCATCAGTTGCGCGCCTTCCATGTCGTCGGCGATTAGTGCGGCCATGCTTGCTGGGGAGGGAACGCGCCCCTCAGCTAGTTGATGGTTTGATTCTACAGAAAGAATGCGGGCGGCGGTCGGTCCTAGCCATACTTCGGTGGGCTGGATGCCATTCATGACTGAAGCTGCCTTGCCATTCATGACTAGGTTGAATAAGGCGGTGGAATCCGCCGATGAAATGCTCCGCAATTTTGATTTGGTGTAGTGGTCCATTTGGGTGGTTAGGTGAATTGGCGCTCTATCGCTTTGGTTTGTAGCGGCCGGCGGTCGCTTTCCGCTGGCGTTGGTTGGCTGGGCGGTGGTCCCGGATGACTTCGGCGTGGCCTTTGAGGAGGCCGTTGAGCATGGCCTCGGCGAGCATCCGCATGGAGTCGGTGGAGTGGCATGACCAGTCTTGGTGGATGGTGTCTGTGACGTTGCCGTCCTTGTCGATCTTCCGGCGGTAGTTCTCCAGGGACTCGATGAGGTAGGGGGTGGTGGTCTTGTGGAAGACGAGGCGGGGGAAGATTTCGGCGAGCTTGTTGACGCCTGGCCAAATGGTCCGGCATTGGGGGATGATGCGGATATTTTCGAGGCCGGCCTTGGTCATTTGCTGCTGGAAGTTCAAGCCGGACTTTTCCCGGGCGGCGGCATCATGGGGGAAGAAGTGGTAGCCGTAGGGGTAGCCTTTGGCCATCATGTGGGCGACGCGGCGGGCGGGGGTCATCTCCGGGTCATGGAGGTCGGCATCGTGGTCGATGACGAGGATTTCCCGGCCAACGAATTGGACGTAGGTGCAACGCATGTTCTCCGGGCTGCCGAGGTCCCAAAAGGTGTGGACGAGCTCCGAGCGTTCCCATGGGTAGTCGATGACGCGGCCGGTGGTGATGGCGTCCGTGCAGAACTTGGCGAAGAGGGTGCCGGGGATGCCGATGTTGGGGTCGCACTCGTATTCCTGGAGGTAGATGTCATGCATGCCGCGGCGGCGGGCGTCTTCCTCGATGTCCCGTAGTTCCTCCGGCGGGATGATGCCGGACTCCGAGGCGCGGAGGAGCATGGAGAACCAGTCTGGATTCTCCCGGGCGTCCATGAGGCGCTTCCATTGGCCTTTCTTCCCCTTGATAGTGCCGATCCAGATAGCCCAGCCTTGGTAATCGGTGAGGGTGGGGCGAATGACGGAGGGCCACGCGAGGGGGTCGATGTCTTCCGGTTCGTCCATGACGACGCCATCAAAGTAGAGGCCGCGCATGCGCTCGTAGTTGTCCCCGGAGTAGAGGCGGATGACGGTTTGGTCCGGGAGGGTGACGGTGAGTTCGGCCTCGTTCTTGATGACGCCGGGGATGGCGGAGGTGAAGCGTTTGAGGTATCCCCAGACGATGTCCTTGGCTTGGTCTCGGGTGGGGGCGACGTAGGCGTAGCGTTTGGGCGGGCCTTTGCGGCGGTGGGAGAGGGCGCGCTTGAGGAGCTTCTGGAGGGCGGAGAAGGTCTTGCCGCCGCGGCGGTGGACGACGAGGCAGTCCCAGCGTTTTTCCGACTCGATGAACGCCCGGAACTGCCGGCGGGGCCGGAGCTCGAGGACGATCTGTTTGGGGGCTGGGGGCATGAGGGGGGCGGGTTACTCGGCATCGCCGCCGATGACGATGGTGACCTGGTGGTGGGTGTTGACTTCCTCCGGGGCGTTCCAGCCAAGCATGAGGGCGAGCTGTTTGAGGCTTTCCAGCTTGGGGACCATCTTGAGCTTCGTTTTTGTGGTGAGCTCTCCGACTTCCTCAACGGTCCATTCCTGGGCGAGTTGGTTTTTCTCGTCGATTTCCCCGATCGGGGTGCGGATGGCGTCGCAAAGCCAGTCGATGGCGTCTTCCTTGGTCATGCGGGAGGCGGCGCGGAGGGCGGCGCGCTCCGCGGCGATGGCTGCGGCGACTCTGGGGCGGTGGAGGATCTTGTGGGCGCCGACGTTGGCGGCCCGGGCGGTGGTGGCGGCATAGCCGGCCTTGCGGTAGGCGTCCGTGGCTTGGCCGGAAACGATGTAGGCATCAACAAATGCGCGTTCCCGGGGGTTGAGGGGATCAGTGGGCGGGTTCATGCGAGGATCTTGGCGAGCTCGATCTTGCCGAGGTTGGTGAGGGCGTAGTAGGTGCGGCCGGCGTGGATCTGCTTTTCCGCAAACTCTTCTACCAGCATGCAGCGGCTGAGGACATTCCAAACGCCGGAGGTGGATCCGCCGGTTTCCTCGACGAGGCCGGCGAAGGTGACGGGGCGGCGGCCCATCTCCAGGAGGACGAGGAGCTCGAGGTCACTCCAGCGGAGGCGGAACTTTCGCTTGATGAGGAGGATGGGGGTGACGCCGCTGCGGGCCTTGGCTTTGGCGCTGCGGGCGGCTTGCTTGGCTTTGGCGGCGGTGGCCGCCGGGAAGCCGGCGAACTCCATCTGGATGAGGTGGGCGGGCGTGGTCATGGGGCGGGCTGGGTGGATTTGATCTGGGCGAGGACGCGGTGGAAGCGTGCTTGGTAGTCCGGGTAGGCGAGGAGCTTGGCGTGGGTGCGGAGGGAGTGGTAGATGCTGCTGTGGCTCTGGCGGTTGAGGACGCGGGCGGACTGGGTGAGGTTGTTCTTGTGGCGGTAAACGATGACGGTGGCCATGTGGCGGGCGCGGCGGACGGTGACGGTGGTGTCGGCTTTGCCGAGGATGGAGGAGATGGGGATGTTGAACTCCTCCGCGACGGCGGCCAGGGCGGCATGGACGGCGGGGGTGAGGTGTCGCCGGCGGGTGAGCTCGGCATCGAGCATGTCCGTGGGGACGCGCTGGAGGACTTCGGCGAGGGCGGTGGGGTTCATGGGTCGGGTGTAGCTGGTTACTCAACTGGTCAATCAGTAGCACTTTGCGTTCTGGCCATTAATTGCAGCGAGAATGGCATCCACTCGCGCTTGTGTGGGATCAGTCCCAGCGCGGCGGTGCTTGTTGACTTCCTCTTCGTCCATCGGCGGCGCCTTCACGATAATTATCAGGTCGTTCATTTCATCACGGAGCCATCCCCAATCAGACCAACCGGATCGGTCATGAGTCAGTTTCCCAACCCAGCCAGAACAAGTCGCCGCATCCGGTGGGCTTTCGGTTTTCTCCTTCTCGGCCATCTGTCGGCGAGTCTCGGCAAACGACCCTTTCGGGAGTCCAAGTGCGGTTTCTAGTGATGGTGGGTTGTCCTTCGCCCGCTTGCTCGCCTCGATGCGCTCAAATGTCGCGTCCCATGCTGCGCGGTTCACTGGTCGCGGGCTGTCTCCTTTGCCTGCTTGGTTGGTGCTCATTCCTGCTCCTTTCCACGGGCGGCGCGTTCAGTTTCTGGGTCTGCGGTTTCACAGAACCCGCATTTATGGCACGTCCAGTCCGCGTTATGCCGCGCCACTGATTTCGCCGCGAGGCACTCCGGGCAGTTTGCTTCCCCACTCTGAGGAAGTGGGCGAGCGAGGCGAACATTCGCACGGGCGGCGCGGTGGGCGGCGAGGGTTTCTTTCCTCATGTCGGCCGCGGAGTTGAGCATGAGGCTCAGGGTTGCCTCGAAGAACGCGGATTCTGGGTCCGCGTTCTCAATCCACTCCTCTGCGTCCTGCTGGCATTGAAGGGCCTCCGCTAGCTTCTCGGCGATGGCGCGGGATTCAGCGAGTTGCTTTTCCAGCGCCCTGACGACATGCCGTGGCGGGCGCTCGCCTCTGGCTTCTTTGAGCATCTCGACAAGCTCCAGCGCATCGTCGCGCTCTTGGGCAATCCGAGCCACATCGCTGTTGGCGGACTGGGCGAGGGCGAGTTCGTGTTTTAGTCGGTCGACATCCTCGCTGGTCATTGTCAGCAAAATATGGCGCCGTCCGATTTTTCCGAAGAGTGGGCCGTGGTAGTTCATGGGGTTATTGGAGGACGGTGTTGACGGTGTTGACCTGGTTGACTAGGCGAGCTCGAGGATGGTGGTGCGGTCGAGGAGGCGGCCGATGATGGGAGCGGCGTTGAGGGAGGAGATGGTGAGGGAGAAGTCGCTGGGGTGGGCGTTGGAGGAGTAGACGAGGGGGAGGCGGTGGTTTTTCCGGTGGTCGAGGATCTGGAAGAGCTGGGACTCGAAGGCGGGGGACCATTCGTTCTTGCCGAAGTCGTCGAGGAAGAGCCACGGGGTGGTGAGGCATGCGGCGAGGTGGGCGCGGGCGATGGTGGAGATGGAGAGGTTGCGGTTGTGGCGGTCCATGGCGGCGTCCCGGAGGCGGTTGGAGGTGGTCCAGGTGAGGCGGTGGCCGGCGCGGATGAGGCGGGCGGCCATGAGTGCCATGCAGCGGGTCTTGCAGCGGCCGGCGCCGCCGATGATGCCAAGCCAGTATTCGGCATGGGTGGGGCTCCAGAGGTCGACGGCGGCCCAGAGGCCGGTGTTGAAGGTGGGGTGGTTGGTCTGGGTGTCGAGGAGGTCGGGGGGGAGTTGCTCGACGACGAGGGCCTCCTGGCGTGCGGCGCGGGCGGCGCGTGCGGATTTCTCCGCGGCGGCGGTGGCAAGGGCTTTGCAGGGGTCACAGACGCGGTGGAGGGGACGGGCGAGGTCCCGGCCGGAGACGAGGATGGGCTCGTAGTGGATGGGGCTGCCGCAGGCGCAGGTGTTGACGGCGGTGGCGGGGTTGGTGGTTTCCATGGTTGGGGACGGGGTTGACTGGGTTGACCTGGTTGACGGTTAGGAGATTTTGACGGTGCGGGCGGCGGAGCGGCCGCCGAGGTCGAGGGGGAGGGTGGGGGAACCGTCCTGGGTGCCGGCGGTGCGGAGGATGGTTTGGGGATCGTCTTCCCAGTGGCGGCCGGCGAAGAATCGTTCGGCGCTTTTGACGAACTTGTTGAGGTGTCCGCCGGGGAGTGTGCGGATGACGGCGGCGTGGGCGCGGGTGCCGGTGGCGACGGCGAGCGGGTCGGCGCCGTTGGCGAGGTGTCGGGCGAGTGCCTCGGCGGCGTTGGCGAGGCCTTCCCGGCGGGGGTAAAGGGCAACCAGATCGGGAACACTCACTCCCGCGACAGCGGGCGCGCTTGCGCGTTCTTCCTTTTCCTTTTCTTCCTTTCTCTTCTCTTCTCTTATCTTCTCTTCCGTTGGGTTTATGCTTGGGTTTTGCTTGGGTTTCTCCGGCTCGCTTGGGTTTTTGGGTGGGCGCCCGCCCTTGCGGCCATTGGTTTTGGCTGCTTGGGTTTTTGCTTGGGTTGTTTGGGTTCCTCCGGTGCGTCCGGCGGTGCGTTTGGTTTTTACCTGGGTTTCTTTTTCGATGGGGTAAAAGGCGACGACGAGGTCGTCTCCATCCCATGTCCAGAGGCGGGTTTTTGCTTGGGTTTCAGTGAGGGTGACGCCGCAGGTTTGTTGCCATTGGCGGTCCTTCCATTGGCGGGCGCCGACGAGGCGGCCGGCGTTCTCCTGCTCCACGCAATGGGTGAGGAGGTTGAGCCATGTGGCGCGCTCGGTGGGCTCCGCGCCGACGTATTCGGGGGAGCGGATGATGGCGGTGGTTAGGTTGAGGTAGATCATGGGGAAAGGGGGCGGTCAGTCTTCTGCGACGACGGGGGGCCAGTCCGGGATGGCGGCTTCCGGGGGTGGCGGGGTGATGTCCAGGATGAGGGACCGGGGGCGCTCCCGGGTGGCGATGGTGCCGTCGAAGTAAACTTTCGGGCGGAAGATGATGCGGTTGGGGTGGTCAAGGCCAAGGTTAGGCATGATGCCGAGGCCGCCGGTGAAGCGGAAGTAGAGCGGGCCGTTGGCGAGGCCTTCCAGGTAGACTTCCGCCCTGGGGAGTCGGGCGATGAGCTGGAGCATGGAGAGGGGGACGACGACGCTGCCGGCGATGCGCCAGGCGGGGGAGAGGGCGGTGATCCACCGGCCGTCATGGCGGGCAAGGAAGCGGATGGGGGCGCGGGCGTAGATGTCTCCGCGGTGGTCGTCCAGGTTTCCCCAGTGGTGGGCCGGGGCGGTGGAGGGGAAGGCGGCCCATGGGAGGCGCTCGACGCGGGAGAGGAGGTCTGGGGTGGCCGGGGGGAGATCGTGGAGGTCAAGCGCCAGCCGGCGGGCGCGGATGGCGATGTAGGAGTTGGCGGCAAGGGCCTCATCATCCCACCGGAGGGGTGCGGCAAACGGGTGGAGGGGATCCGGGTGGCAAAACTCCTGGAGGGCGGAGCCTGGCAGCGGATACGCGAATGGGCGGGATGACAAGGCGGGGGGCATGCTAGCGGGGAGAGGGGGCGGAGAGGGTGACGGAGAAGCCGATGCGGTCGAGGTGCTGGATTAGCTTCTTGGTGGGGTTCTTGCCTTTCCAGTTGGCGGGGGTGGCGAGCTCCGCGGCGAGGAGGGTGCGGAGGCCGCCGGCGACGGTCTCCGCGTCGGTGCCGTGGACGAGCTCCGAGATGTAGATTCGGAAGGTCCAGTGGTGGCGGGTTAGCTGGACGCGGTAGCCGTGGAAGGCGTGGCCGCGCTTGTAGGAGAAGCGGCTGAGGCCGCGGGGGAGTTTAGTGGTGGCGCTTTTGGTTTTCATGGGGTGGTCGGTGGGTGAATTGCGGGGTTTTCCACGGGTTGAACTGGCCGGCAACCTGGGCGGCGTGGTGGCGGGCGTAGTGGCTGATTGGCGGCGGGGTCCGTGGGGGTGGTGGCTTTTTGAGGCGGCGGAAGAGGGACAAGGTGACGGGATTGACTGGGTTGACGGGCTAGGATCGGGGGAAGGTGAGCTCCTTCCATGCGGTTTGGAGGTCGGCGACGGCGGCGCGGGCGTCCTCCAGGGCGTTGTGGGGCCGGGGTGCGTGGCGGGCGTCTCCGAAGGCGCATTGCCAGACGGTGCGGGCGCAGAGTTGTTGCCAGTATTTCCAGCGGCAGGGGATGCCGGTGAGGAGGTGGGCGTGGGCGAGGATGGGAAAATCGTAGGTGCTGCCCCATGACCAGACGGCGTCCGGGGTGCCGAGGTCCCGGAGCCAGTCGTTGAAGTCAAAGATGGCGGTGCGGAGGGAATAGGCTTGGACGTCGGTGGGCGGTGGGTAGGTGCCTTTGGTTTTGTGCCAGTCCAGGGTGGCGGGGTCCTGGCGCATGGCTGGGTGGGCGTAGAGGTGGCGGTGGAAGGCGGCGCCGGCCTTCCCGCCGAGGGTGAAGGCGACGGCGCCAATTTGGACGATGGCGGCGTCTCCGGTGGTGGCGAGGGCCTCGAGGTCGAGCATGACGTGGAGGGCGTTGGGATCGTCTAGGAGCATGGCGGGGCTAGGGGATGAGGGTGAGCTCAAGGCGGGGGTTCTGGGCGTCTTTGGCGTGGGTGGAGAGGGCGAGCTTGCGGAGGCCGCGGTCGTCGATCTGGAGGACGTCGGCGAGGCCATCGCGGTAGGGTTTGACGGAGGCGTCGGCGTTGTCGTCATCCCGGAAGGCGGCGGTCTTGAAGTAGAAGGCGAGCCGGTAGCCGGTGAAGGGGGGAAGCGGGTGCGGGTGGGTGTTGATGAAGTTCCGCAGGATGGTGGCGGCGATGAAGCGGTGGACCTTGACGGCGCGGGACTTCCGAATGGCGGCGCCTTTTGACTCACCGCGGCGGGCGTTGGGGGAGACGGCCCGGGCGGGGAGCGGCAGGGTGAGGGTGAGGGACCCGTCCGGGGCAAGGGTGGCGGGTGCTGGGCGGAAGGTGGTTTTCATGCTGGGGCGAGGTCCGGGGTGGCGAGGAGCTCGCGGACGGCGGAGTTGTCTGCGAGGGTGCGGGTGGAGAGCGGCGCGCCGGTGGCCCTGGTAGGCATGAGCATGCCGATGCACTTCTCTGCCGCGCCATTTTCGGTTGAGTGGGTGACGAGAAGGCAGGCGCCCGCGTCCTGTGGTTGGTAGTGGAGGGTGATTTGGTCGGCTCCCATGGCCGCGGCGAGGCCGGCGAGGAGCTCGGCGTTGAAATTGAGGCGGCCGGTGTAGAGAGAGATGTCCGGGAGGACCTTGGCGATGTTGGGGTAGACTGCGCCGTTGCGCGGCTTGTCCTTGAACTCGACGGAGTCATTGTCGTCCCGCGGAACGGTGACCGAGGTGGCGCCGATCTGGATGCGGCCGCGGAAGTGGAGGTTGGCGAAGGTCTTGCGGCCTCCTGGGCGCTGTTTGATGGCTTCCTTGATGGCGGCGACGCGGAGGGTGACTTCCGGGCGGGGGTCGTCGTCCTCTTCCCGCTCGATCTTGATGGCGAGGGCGCGCCGGCCGTCCGTGGCGAGGAGGAGATTGCCGCGGAGGTGGCAGTTATGGAGGATGTGGCGGACGGGGTCCTTGCTGGCGACCAGCGCGGGGTCGGTGTTGTGGGGCAGTTTCATGTGGGTGGTTAGGGAAAGGGGTTAGGCGGTGGCGGCGAGCTCCGGGCGGAGCCATGCGGCATGTTTGAGGGCTGAGAGCATGCGGCCGATGGGCAGGCCGGCGACTGGGCGCTCCACGGGGCGCTGGAGGAGGGTCTCCGCGGCGTTGCAGTAAAGATGCGATCCGAGGACGGTGACGCGCTGGGCGGTCAGGAGCTTGGCGTATTGGCGGTTGGTGAGGGCGCCGAAGGCCTCGTCCCATGCTTCGTTGGGCTTGAGGGGCTCCATCTTGAGGTCGTAGAACTCAATGGTGGATGTGGGCCACAGGAAGCCGTAGTAGGCGGAGAGGATGCACCACTTGGCGCCGGCAGCCTGCAAGGTGGCCTTGGCTATGCGGAATGCCTGGCCGGTGTAGGCGTCCCCTGCGGCCATGGGCTGGGTGGCGAGGATGCGGCTCTTGGTGGCGGAGCACGGGACGACGAAGAGGCGGTCCCGGATGTCCAGGCGGGGCCAGAGGGGAAGGGTGGGCTGGGCGCTCATGCGGATTTAAGCAGTGGTGGAGTGTCCGAGGCCGCGCTTGTAGTAGACCCAATCGCACACGGCCCAATAGGGGACGCCGAGCTCTTGAGAGATGACGCGTGGGCCTTTTCCGGCGTCATGCATTTCTCTGGCGGCTTCGACCATGAGGTTGGGGTATTTTGCCCAGGAGCACGCTTGGCCGTATTTTCTGAGGGACACCCTGAGCCGCTTGGCTCGGTGTTTGATTGCGTCAGGGGTGCGTCCCAGCAGGTCCGCAAGTTCCGCGGAGGTTAGATCCTCAGCGAGGCGCTTGATGGTGGCGTCTTCAGTGGAAGACCACCGGCGCCTGGGCGGGGTTTGCGCGGTGGCGCTCATGCGGCCTCCTTGTGCCTTGGGTTGAAGCGGAAGACCCAGCGGCCGTCCTTGGTGGTGCGGCTGGTGAAGTCGTAGCGGTGGCCGTCGATGACAGCGTGGTTGAGGTCTGCGGGGACGGTGAACTCGAAGCCATCCCGCGGGCCGGCGAGGGCGACGGCGTTGAGCATGAAGCCGAAGGATGTCTTGAGGGCGGACTTGGAGATTTCCTCGTCGAGGTTCTCCAGGGTGCGGAGGGTGACGCGCTTGACGAGCCGGGGGCGGCGGAGGATCTCCCAGAGGAGGAATCCAACAGTTAGACCGGCGCTCAGGGTGAGGACGTGGGTGATGGCTTGGGCGATCATAGGGCGATGGAAAGGTTGCGGGCGGTGGAGGCGAGTTGTTCCCATGTCTCCGGGATGGCGTGAGCGTCCCGGCCAAGGGTGAACATGCTGCGGGCGGTGGTGATGGCGCTCTCCCGGGTGCGTGCGGCGACGACGCAGAGGGCGCCGCGGGATGCGCGGGTGCGGTAGATGTGCCAGCGGCGGAGCGGCGGGGGTGTGTGCTCCAGCTCGTTGAGGCAAAGGGTCTGGATGGGTTTCACGGGGCGGGGCGGCCTTTAGGCATTCCAGAGAGTGACGTTGTAGCGTTGCGCCCAGTCGATGAGTGCGCCGATCTCATCGGCGGCGAAGGTGCGTAGGTGCCAGCGGCAGGACTTCCCCGGGGTGAGAATGCCGTTGACCTGGTATTCCCGCTCGGTGGTGGCGGGACCTTCGTTGAGCTCGGTGACCTCGATGTCGTGGTCCCGCATCCATTGGAGGCGTGGCGAGAGGGATTCCTCGATCTCGAAGAGGAGGGAGTCGGGGGCCGGGGCGGTCTGGGTTTCCATGGTTGGTTAGGGCGGTGTGGTTAGGCGGGGGTGAGAGTCTTGCGGCGGCGGCGCTCGGCGCGGGCGGCGGAGCACCGATCGGCGAGGAAGCGGGTGTCGTGGTCGCGCTGGTTGCTGAGGTTGCGCTTGCCGAGGTCGGCAATGAGGTCCTCAAGTAGGTCGTCCGAGTAGGTGCGGACGATGGCGGCGTGGGTGCCGGGGGCGGGCGGGGCCTCCGGGGTGGTGGTGAGGCCGGCGCGTGCGGCCTGGGCGGCGGTGATGCGGATGGGCATGGTGGTTAGGCGGGTTGACGGGTGCGGGTGGCGATGGCGGCCTTAAGGTCCCGGACGGTGACGCGGTGGGTGCGGGGGCCTACCTCGACCACCGGGAGGATGCGGAGGGCTTGCTTGCTGGAGATGCCGAGGAGCTGGGCGGCGGTGGCGATGTCCAGGGTGTTGATCTCATCGAGGTCCACGCTGGCGCGGAGCTCTGTGACGAGCTGGGCCGCGGCCAAGGCCAGGAGTTCCCGGCGCTCTGAGGGGCTGGGGGTCATGGCTTGGGGGTGAGGCGGTCGAGGATGGGCTGGAGACCTTTGGGGGCGTAGATCGCAGAGCGGGCAAGGAGGTATGAAATCTCGATGAGGGCGTGGTCGAGGAGGAGGGCCTCCGACGTATCGGCGCCGTGCTCTTGTTTGAGCGCGGCGAGGATCTGGGCTGGGGTTGGGATTTCCATGGTGGTTAGGGGCTGGGGTTAGCGGGGGCGGCGGGACTCCTTGGCGAGGCGCTCGGTGTTGAGCTTCTCCGCGTGCTGGATGAAGGAGAGGGAGGCGCACTTGATGACCTCGGCGAGGGTGGAAAAGCCTTGGTCCTTGATGGCGCGGAGCTTGTTGAGGTCTTTGTCGGGGAGGCGAATGGTCACGGACTTCATTGGAACCACTTTGCACCACTTTGCACCGTTGGCAAGAAAAAGATTGGATAGGAACCAAAAAGGTGCATGGTTGGTGCATGGCATCCCCCAATAAGAAAGGAATCACGGTCCGGTTTGAGGACCATGAGATGGCGCAGCTAGAAGAGCTGGCGGCCCGCTACCATGTGAGTAGCTCAACCATCATTCGCTGGGCGCTCAAGGCGCTGTGCGACTACGTCGAGGCCAATGGCGGCCAAATTACGCTTCCGTTGGACTTCTCGGCATTTTACCGCGCCGCGGAAGCGTCTTTCCAAGAAACGGCTCGCAACCAGGAGGCGCCGGCGGCGCTACGGGTGGCGAAATCCCCAGCCGGCGGGAAAGACTCCAAGCGCAGGGCCAGCAGCTAGAGATGATGCTGGCGTTTCATCCGTGCGCGTTCTGCCGGCGGGGGCCTATGGCTTCCTGAGCTGCAAGCTGTAGGCAACGAAGAGCGAGCCCATTCCATACCAGACAAACCAAGAGTCCTTGAGAATAGGAAAGGCAATGGCGCATCCGAGGGCAGAAAAAAGGCAGCATGAGATGAATGCATCCCATTCCCCGTTTTTGCCCTTTGGGAAAAAGTGGAGGACGAACACCTCGGCGAGGCCGCGCATGATGACTTTCATGGTTCCGGGGATCTAACACCACAAAAGGATGAGCGCAAAGCCAAAGACGAGCTTCAAGGTGAAGCGAGACGGGCGGGAGGTCATTGTGTTCCCACACCCAAAGGGGTGGAGGTTCGAGTGGGGGCGGGATGCCTCCGGGGAGCGGAAGTTCGTGACCAGGCGGCTAAAGAAGGATGCGGAGGAGGAGGCATGGAAGCGGCTGGGTGAGGTGGCGGCCGGTGGACTCGCATGGAGTGAGCTGGATGGTCGGCGCCGGCGGTTCCTCGAGGCCGTTCATAGGGAGGCAGCCGCGGAGGATGAGGCGGCGGTGTTGGGCTTTCTGGAAGCGCGGAAGCGGAGCGGGGAGGTGGTGGAGGCTGTCGAGCGGTTCGCAGCATGGAAGCAGGCGTCGGCGGGCGAGGTGACGCCGCACCTTCAACGGGTCTTCCGGCCGCTGCGGGAGATGGCGGTGGCGTTCAAGGGGAAGCGGGTGGCGGACATCTTCGCGCCGGAGCTGGAGGATTGGTTCCGCCGGCGGGGCGCGGGCCGGAGTGACAAGACGCGCCACGACCTGCGGGCCAACCTGGTCATGTTCTGGCGGTGGGCGCAGCGGCAGGGGATCGCGGGGGCGGATCCGATCACGCCGCCGGAGCGGATGCCCACGGTGACCGTGGGGAAGGGTGAGAGGGCGGTGTGGACGTTGGACGACCTGAAGCGGCTGTTGGTCGCGGTGGCGCCGGATTTTCGCGTGTGGGCTGTGCTCGGGGCCTTTGCTGGCTTGCGGCCGGAGGAAATCGCGCCGCCGACGAAGGCGGGGGCGAAGAAGCGGGACAAGCGGGGGCTGGCGTGCGAGGACATTGACTGGCGGTTCTCTGCGGTGATGGTGCCGGCGGAGGTCTCCAAGGTGGACACGCCGCGGCGGGTGCCGATGTCGGATGCGCTGCGGGCTGGCCTCGAGTGGGCGGGGATCCGTCCAGGGATGACGGGGCCGGTGTGCATGAAGAATCCGGTTGAGGAGCGGGAGCTGTTC